AGCCAACCGTCATCCCCTGCGCCCGGTGTCCAAAAACCTGCTGCGAAGCATCAGAGATCTGCTTACATCCAGGCTGGTGCCGGGGAAAAAATACAAAAACAGATGGAGGAAAACGCGCGTAAATACGCCGAGAAATCTGAAAATGGGGGCGGCAAATGAGCAGCGAAAAAAGCAAAGATACCAAGCAGATATGCGAAAAACATGGGGAGGTTTTACAAATAATTTCTTGGGGAGACAGAAGTTTTCCAGGCAGCTGCAAGCAGTGCAGAGCGGAAGCGGATAAAAAAGAGATTTTACAGCTAGAAAAGCATCATACTGATGCGAAATTGCGCGCAATTGCAAACCAAGCAAAAATCCCTGAGCGATACAAGCTTGCTAGCCTTTCGCAGCTTAAGCCGGTCTGTCCAAATGCCAGAAAAAATATTTTGGTAGCCGAGAGGTACATCGCGGATTTTGAGGAAAACCTCGAAATGGGGCGATGCATGATACTTTCCGGAGGGGTAGGGACAGGCAAAACGCATACTGCCTGCTCGATCGCCCGCGAAGTTATCAATCGCGGCTACAGGGCAAGATACACCCGTTTCCCTTCGATGATGCGGGAGATCAAGGCGACATACGGGACCGATGAAAATGGCAAAGAGTCCCAGGTAATTTCTGAATTTACTTGGCCTCACCTGCTCGTAGTGGATGAAATAGGGATCGGGTACGGAACCCCTTACGAGGAGAATACTTTTTCGGATATCATGGCCGAGCGGTACGACAACCTTAAGCCAACTATTCTTATTTCAAACCTTGATTTTGCGGCGATTGAGAGATCGATTGGGGATCGAAACATGAGCCGAATGGTGGATCGAGGAGGCTTCATATTAAATTACGACTGGGAGTCCTACCGCTGCTAACGTTCGTTTAATCCCGGTTTTCTCTTCCATACAGAGGCGATAATGAAAAATAGCATACAACACAGCACGAGATCGGATCCATCGCTTAAAACGAAAGAAAAAGGGGGTTTCGAGGTTTTCTTGTACTCGATGCTTGCCGTTATAGTTTCCGGCCTTGGATTTGGGATGCTGACGCAAACTTACTCCAGCATTGCTGCAGTGCCTATTTTTTTATGCATGCTTGGAAGCTGGATATTCCTGCTCTCGAGGATTTAGCGATGTTTTGCTTGTGCGCGCCCTTTCTTGTCATTCGCCCGTTTTTCCGCAAGCTCTGCATATTGAGCGCTCAAATCAAGCGCATCAAGTGCGCGATTGATGGCGTAAAGACCAAGCCCGGTCGGGGTGTACCTGCCTCGATACCACCCGGCAAGCGTCATCCGGGAAAGATGGCACATCTCCGCAAGCTTGTACATTGGGATGCGGACTTTTTTTATTCTATCCTTTGTTTCCTCAAACCAAATCATTCTCTCTTTCTCGCTTAGCATTTTTTAACCCTCTAATGTTTTCAATTCGTGCATTATATTGTAACAATCTTTTCGTTTCAATATTGTTTTTTGCATGCTAAGATCTTTCAACCATTAACAACCAAAAATAAAGGATCGCGAAATGACCAGAAGACAAATCAGAGCCCAAAGAGCAAGGCAGAAAAGGATCAAAATCATGTGTCTAGCTGCTATCGTTCTTTTAAGCATTTCAATCATGCAGTGCAAGGATCGTTTCTTATCAATGCTCACCCCCGACACTAGTTACCTTTATGCAATCTCTGGAGAGCAAAACCAGTGGCGCTGAACCTAATAGATGCAAAATTTGGGAGAGATTTAGCAGATCTTGCTCTCAAGACATTACATGCACAAAGAGAATATTTTTACTCCAAGGGAGATAGGACAAAGCTATCTAAAGCGAAAGACTATGAGCGATTACTGGAGCGCCTGTGCAGAGAAATGATTGTAATGTGCGGGGGAATGGAATGAGTGCGCGCTATTACTATGATGATGTGTGGGAAGCTATTTGGATGAATAGAAAGTGGGGAATGCAATTTTATGTAGAGAAAAACGGGCATCGCTCTGAATTCGGAGAAATATTATCATCAAATGAATTCGGAGACATCTCCTCACTAGACGACGCAATGGAATTTATTGATCATTGTGAAGGCTTTTATTACGTATCAGACGAAAGTGCTGCAACCGCAAAAACCTTTCTTTTGCTTGGAAATCGATTTGCGCGTGGACCTGAATGGGATTCAAGGATTGGGAAGATAGACATACAGATGGACAGCCGCGAGGCTGTTTATTTCGTTCCTAAAGTTGAGAAAATAAAAAGATAAGATTCTTTCATTTTGTTGTTGACTCAATGCTAAGATTGTTGCATAAACAATCCATCAACAACAAACAAATGAGGATTTTATGACTACCTACAAGCAACACATAGCGAATGGCTCAGAATGCTTGGCCGATGCCGCTATTGAATCGGCTAGATTAGCTGGGTTCTACGAAATTAACCACGCGAAAGAAATTGCTGAGGAAAAAGAGCGCTATTTCATAAAAAAAATGGAAGATGCGGAGGATAAAGGATTTAGTTGGAACAACGTTGAAACGATCGGTTTTAGCGGAGAGTTTTTTGCTGGTTGGTATCTTAGCAAGACGGGAAAAATGCCGTCTGCTATTCGAAGCGAGTTTTATAAGAAGAACACATTTGGAAAATTTGATTTGATCTAAATAACAAACGAAATTTTAAGCCAAGTCATAACCAAAACAACAACCAGGAGAAGAAACAATGAGAGTTTTTAAAATCATCAATTTACGAATAGCATTTTACAAAAAGGCCGTTTACGACGTGAAAAAAAATAGAGTTATGCGTAAGTGGAAACGAATGGAGATATGCAGCCGCAATGGATCAAGAATTTGCTTTAACTTCTAGGGGTGACGACAATGATCACATTTTATCCAGATTCGAAGGTTTACGTTATTTGTTATGGACGAAAGTCCGTAACGTGGGAAACAACATGGGAGGCGGCTTTGACCGTTTCCCGCATTTTAAGGGGGGCGTGGGATGCCTAGGTTTCTGATCAAGGGGGCTTTCTATTCAGAGTGGTCCGTCGTCAAATCTGGAAAATTCGAATTTGAGATTGAGGCTGATGATGAGGAATGCGCCAGAGAAAATGCTAGCGAAGAATATGAGAAGCTATACGGAGAGCCATCTTACGATGAGGGATGTTATGACGAATTGGATTTTGAGGGCTATCACCTTTCGATTGGCAAGAAAGGGATAACCCAGCTCACAGACAAACCATACAGATGTGAGAAAACCAAAGACCTATTTTGTTCTTTAGAAAATACAGGAGAAAAATGATGTGGATTGAAATCAACGACGAGAACCACTGGAAAGAGCTGCGCTCTAAGAATGTTGGAGGCTCAGACATTGGATCGCTTTTTGGGTGCGGATACCTGACGGAGTTCGAATTGTGGCACCAGAAGAATGGAACCTTAGCACCAGAGGACTTTGACGGGAACGAACGGGTTTTATGCGGGACTTTGTTTGAATCTGCGATTGCTGAGATGGTAAGGAGGAGAGGTTTTTTGGTGGAGGAAACAAAACACTATGTGACTTGCGACGACACCCCAGGCATGGCTTGCACGCCGGATCGAATAATTCGCATGAATGGCACGGAAGAAAAGAGGTTTCAGCACCCAAGTTTTGCCGGGATTGGGACGGACAAACCGGGATTGCTACAGATAAAGAACACTGATTATTTTGAATTTAAGAAATGGGAAGACGGGGAGCCTCCGATGAAATACCAGCTCCAGCTCCAGCACGAGCTGGCTTGCACCGGATATTCGTGGGGTGCTCTCGGTATCTTTGTCGGCGGCAACCGATTGGAGTTGTTTCCGTATTTGCAGCACGAGCGCGCAATAGAAAAGATAAAATTTGCAGTTACAGAATTCTGGCAATCGATAGAGGAGGGAAGGGAGCCTAGGATTACAGAGGGTGATGACTATTCTGCAGCAACAAAGGTTTACCCTCTCTTTGACATGGCAATAGATCTCTCCGGAGACAATGAAATCCCCATGCTTTGCGAGGAAGTGCGCGACGCGTCTGCGATTAGGCTTGCTGCAGAGAAGCGGGAAAAAGCAGCGAAAGCGCAGATCTTGCAAAAGTTGGGTGGCGCTTCTGGGGCGGTTTGCGGCCCAATTTTTATCGAAAATAAAACGATATTGCGCAAGGCTTATGAGGTCGCAGAGAGTAGCTATCAAAGGCTTTCTATAAAAGGTGCATAGATGATAAGATTGTTTCACTTTGTTGTTGACTGGGCGCTAAGATTGTTGCATAAGCAATCCATCAACAACAAACAAATGAGGATTTTATGAAGACAACGCAAAGGAAGGTTTGGTGGGATCCAACTAGTTGGTACATTGTAAAAACCCACGACAGTGAAAGAGTTATTGAAAACATTGTAGAGATTTTCCGGCAGGCCGGCGTCAATATTTGCGACCTCGCGAAAGCAACTTTCGAGGTACACGAAGAGGAGCTGCCATTTTTCCTAGCAAAGCTTGACCGGCTAGGGATTGCGCATAGCGTACAGAAGCAACATGTAGGCGGGGAAAGATTGTGACAAAAGAACACCCCATGCAAAATAAAAAGCTAAAACTCAAACAGACGATTAGCTTGATGGAGAATACAAACAAACTTCTTCTAAAAGAGATAAATCTAAAACAGAAACGCAGGGATTCTGTAATTGCAACATTATGTAAGCGATACCATAAGCGCGAAAAAGAGATTGCTAAGAAAAAACAACAGTTTGAGGAGATTAACAATGAGTGAACAAGTTCAACACGAGCCGCTTTCTCACCAGCAAGAAGTCGCAGAAAGACTTTACGATACAATGCTTTCCGGCATCGGGGGGGAAGAGGCAAAGGACACTTTAGTTCTTGCGCTGAGGATTGCTTACAGCTCTGGAGCAAATCGGGGGGCGGAGGAATGTAGCAAAAAGTTCCAGGAGCCCCCAAAGAAAATGCTTTTACATGTGGCAAGAGAAAGAATGCTTTATAGAAAAAATGTTATTAACCAAGGGGATTAAAAATGTCTAAAGAAGTTCAAAAAGTACAAATTACCACAGTTCGAGATGCGCTTGAAAAAATGAAGGGTCAGTTTGAGATGGTGCTGCCAAAGCACCTGACCCCTGATCGGCTGTGTCGCATTGCCATCACGGCGATACAGCAAACGCCAAAGCTTCTGGATTGCGACCGGCAATCACTTTTTTCCGCGATTATGCGCTCGGCGCAGCTTGGTTTGGAGCCGGACGGCGTTTTAGGGCAGGCGTATTTGATACCGTACGGAAAGCAGGTGCAGTTTATCCCGGGATATAAGGGTTTGATAGATCTTGCGCGGCGCTCCGGAGACGTAAGCAACATAATCGCGAAAGAGGTGTGCGAGCATGACGATTTTGAGATCAATTGGCACGAAATAACACCTTTCCGCCACAAGCAGCCAACGCGCGGAGAGCGCGGCGAGGTTATTGGCTGCTGGGCTTTGGCGCGGTTCAAGGACGGTGGATTCCACTGGGATTATATGTCGGTTGATGAAATCCTGAAAATTCGCGATGGATCATCCGGCTGGAAAAGCGCGGTGCAATATAACAAAACCGCAACGAGCCCTTGGACGACAAATCCCATCGAGATGTACAAAAAAACGGTCATCCGACGCATTGCGAAGTTCCTGCCCATGAGCGTGCAGCGCGCGGCGATGGTTGAGGACTTGGTTGACCAGAACAAGAAATTTACCGTTGACGAAATGGGAGAGATAACGCTCGATAATTCTGATGATCCTAGAAATCTACAGGATGTGAGCGGGGAAGGGGGCGCGCAAAAGGCAAGCAAGATGGATATGTTTGCGCCAGCACAACAAAAACCTAACATCGATAAACAGCAAAAGAAAAGCCCAGAATCTCTCGCTGCTGAAATAATCACCGCCATTGCGGAGGCCGAAGATCAGAGTGATCTAAATGCAATAATCAGCGCACAGAACGCAAATATAAATGATTTGCCGGACAATCTTAATCAGGAAATCGCCGATTGTATTGGTCGCAAAATAAGCGAATTTGAAAAAAAACAGACGAGCTTAGAGTTAAACTAAAACACTAAAAAAATTGGACAGTACAATGAAAAGTAACGTGATTAAATTCCCACTCAGAGGGGCTTTCTGTGACAAAAAGAAACTGGAGGATGAGATGGAAACGGCGAGAACAACCCAGGAGTTAAACGATCTGGCGGAAGGGAAGGATTTGATTTATGAGGCTCTGATGATTCCAGACGACATTTTGGAATTGATCAAACTCAAACCCAAACCCAAACCTGAAAAATGCCAACAATCACAGCCGACGCATTCAACTCAGCGATCATCACCGTTTTCATCCTCATCGTTTTGTGGCTGATTCGTGATGCTTTAATGGTTGCAGCGGTTCTTTTCTGGATCTCAGCACTCAGTGCAATTAACCACTTTTTAAAAAATATTAGGAGGATTCTGCGATGGATTTACTACAAGATACGACGGCAAAAATAGGGCATAACAACCCTCCATCAGATGCGGAGAGTTTAGAGCAAAAGCTGATGGATGATTACGAGCGCCAGCTATCGGATGCGCAAATGGCATACCAAGATGCAAATAATTTCCCTAACAAAATCGAAACAGATGAAGATGCTAATCGTGGGACGGACCTGATAAAGAAAATCGTAGGACTTAACAAAAATTTTGAAGCAATCCGTATCAAGGAGAAGGAGCCTTACCTTACCCTTGGAAGAGTAGTGGATAACTTTTTTAAAAAACCATACGACCTATTGAACGAGGCAAAAAACAACGTTCGCTTTCCGATCGATGATTTCCTTAAGGAGAAAGCGGCAAAAGAACGAGCGATCCGAGAAGAGCAGGCGAGGATTGCTAGGGAAGAAGCGGAGAAAAGAGCAGCGCAAGCCGTATCAGCGGCACAGGCGGAGCAAAAAGCAACGGCTGACATTCTCGCGCAAAGCGCGGCGCAGCTTGAATATAAGGCGCAATCACTTGAAAAAGCAGCGGCAGAGAAGCCAGCTCAACTGGCGAGAGCCAGCGGAGTGAGTGGGACCGCTTCGCTTCGCACAAAATGGGTGGGTGAGGTGATTGATCCAAAATCCATCGATCTCGAATTGTTGCGACCATACATACGCCCAGAAGATCTTCAGAGGGCTCTCAATGCGTTTGTCGCAATGGGTGGAAGGGAACTCCCAGGCGCTAGAATTTACGAAAAATCCGAGACTGTGGTTAGGTGAGGGAAGCGTTACCAACCTCTAGTGATGGGTAACGATCACTAGAGTGTTGTTTTTTTGCAACGGTTGCACAGTAGTTGCAAAGATTATTGCATTTTACGCACTATTTTCTGGCGAAACCATTTTCCTGACGCCAGGAAAATGGTCGGCCAAAAGAGGCTAAATTTTAACAACAAAAAAAGGTAACAAAATGAACAAGATTTTTTTAGCAACGACTGCTTTGAGTTTAGTGGCTAGCGCCGCTTTCGCAGAAGGACCAGCAGTCACAGTTGGCGGTAACATCAAGACGCAAGTTGGCGTTTCCGACCAAGAAAGCGCTTTCACTAGCGGATCTACAGTACGCTCACAAGATAGCAGAGACAGTCACATCCGCACTGATTCGCGCGTTGATGTGAAAGTTTCTGGTAAATCTGACAACGGCCTTGGATTTGGTGGAGTTGCCACAATCATCGGAAACTCTTCTGGTCAGGATGATGATGGAAACCAGAGTGTTGCAGGCGAAAAAACTTATGTCTTTGTTGAGAGCGGCCTTGGTAAAGTTGAGGCCGGTAGCAATTCAGGCGCTTCTCAAGCCATGAAAGTTGGCGCGCAGAGTTTTGCTCGCGGATCTGGTGGCATTGCTGGTGATTTCTACAAGTTCGTGAACTTAGGTGCAGTGAACACGAATACCGGCTTGCAGCGTCAAAAATTCATCGTGACGCCTGATCTCCCAAGCGTTGCGACCCCCGGCGCACGCAATCGCGTTTATTCCGCAGCAGGTGCAGACGCAGCTGATCAATTCGTGACTGAATACGCCAATAAAATCACGTACTACAGCCCACGCATTGCAGGCGTTCAAGCAGGTGTAACTTACATTCCGAACACCGGCGAACAAGGAAATGCGAATGGCTTCGCGGGTAAATATTCTGGTGTCGGCGCTCCTGCTTATTACCAGAATGTTTTTACTGGAGGATTAAATTACTCAGGAGAACTTAGCGGCGTCGGAATCAAGGCTTCTGCAGTTACTGAGCAAGCCGGAAAAACCCAGCGTGCAAGCGCAGGCGATTCCAATTCTTACAAAGAGATGCAAGCCTACGATTTCGGGGCTTCTGCTACGTTTTCTGGAGTGACTGTAGGCGGATCTTACGCTTTGATCCCTGAGTTTGGCGGCCTTTCAGTAAATTCTGAAGAGGGACAATTCTGGACTGCTGGTGCAGGCTACGAATTCGGACCATTCGCTGCAAGCGTAAGCTATTTGCAAAGCGAGGCGCAAAACAGTGCGCTCAAGAATAAATTTCAGAACGTGTCAGTCGGTGCAGATTACAAGCTCGCGCCTGGACTGGTGCCTTACGTTGAAGTGAATTTCTTCGACGCGGATTCTGAAGCGAATACCACTGCGAATGCAGGCAACGTTGTCCTTTTTGGCACGCAGCTTACATTCTAGTGGTTTTCCCCCGTCAGTTTGTTGTTGATAATACTCGGACGGGGAAATGGATTGAAACAGAAGAGAAAGTGCATTGGGTATGTAACTCATTGCGCAAGGGAAGGGGGGCGGGCCTTGTAGCGAGACCGCCCCTAAATCCCCGCTAAAGTTGAGGAGATTGCAAGCTATAGGGCATGCTCAGCGATCTTCTCTACCTTAGCGTTTCACCGCTAAGCATCTTTCGTTGGGATGTAAAAAACATAACGAATCGTTGCGGAGCTATAGCTTATGGTCCACCCCATCAAGCAGAAATGCGTGCCTAGTGTACAGGGAGACCTCTACAGACGATCGTACCTCCTGGAGTGCGAACCCAACTTGGCCACGGACAATTAAGGATCCAGGAATCAAACACATTCTAATTGGGGCGAATTCGCCCCAATAAGGGAGAGCCATGAAAACAAAATTTGAATCACTCGGTGCGGCGGTTCTTCTACTTGCATCGTTTTTTGGCGTTTTAATCGCGGTTATTAATAATAATGGGGAACAATTCAGCGGAATTCCGATTCTCCTGAATAGCTTATTGATAAATTGGTTAGTTTTTAAGAGGGTGACTGAATGAGTAAAAAAATATTTTCCGACGAAGAAAAAGTACTGCGATGTAATTATGGCAAACGTTAGGGATTTGATTCGTCCACCTCTATTGATTATCCCTGAAGAAATTGGTGACGATGAAATAATTATAGCGCCGCAGAACTCGCCTAGTGATTCAAGTGCGAAAGAATCGTGGGTTAGTAAAGTTGATAGTATGGGGCCTGCTGGCGG